ATGTTGCCGGTTTCTGGGTCGATCAGCGCGCTGTAGTTAGCGGCGTTCGGCATCAGAGCGGACAGGATTGCGCTGTAGTCGTCAGGCGAGGTGTAGAAGCGACGATCCGAAGCAGGAACATAGTTCTTGGTCAGACGGGCACGAGCCAGAGTCAGACCCTTCAGGATTGCTTTACCGCGCAGTTCCACGTCAACGAGGTCAGCAGCAGCACCAATGTTCAGAACAATGGCAGTACCCAGACCAGCGATGGTTTCGTTGGAAGCGGCAGGCAGGTTGCACAGCTTGGCCATTTCAGCCAGCACAGCACCGTCAGCAGCGATAGCCAGAGCTTCGCCCAGTTGAGCAGAGTACTCGGCACGAACGTCGTAGTGGTTCATCGCGTCTTCGATGTCGTAGATCAGAACGTCGCTGGTCAACAGACCGTCGATGGTGATCACTTTCTCGGAGTGCTTGATGTCCTTACGCTTGTCATCCAAGTTCTCGCCAGCAGCAAGGTAGTAACCCTTGGTGCGACCCATGACCGGGAAGCTTGCGCTCTTACCATTCTGGATGGTGCGGACCATATGCTTGTCCATGGTAACGGAACGACGCACGAATGCAGTCAGTACTTCGCCACCAAAGACCTTCAGGAACATCGCCAGCTTATCAGCAGGGTTTTGACCTTTGCCTTGGTTCGAGCCGATTTGTTGACCGCCAGTTGCGTTTGCCATTGAGTAGATCTCCTATGTAGTTTTGGATTGGCCACAGCGAAGCCTCCACGGGAAGTGGTGATCAATTGCTGTAGCCATAGTGAGGGTTTTTAAATCAGGTGCTTACCAGCTCGAACGACCAACACGCTGCTCCACTTGGGAGCGGTAGGTGGCGTCAGTTTGGTAGCGAGGATCGCTCATCGCTTGGATCATCTCGCGCTGCGAAGGGAATCCTTGAGGACCCTTTGGGGCAGCCTTAGGGGCCGATGCAGGGGCGCGCTTGGTGACCGAACGCTCAGGGCTCTTACCGAACTTCTTGGTTCGACTTGCCATGCCCAGATTGATCAGGGTCTTGATCCCAGCGAGGTCCTGCTCACTGATTGCTTTCTCCAGAGCCGTTACGGCATCCGGGGAGTTGGCAGTCATGTGCGCCACGATGGCTTGGAACTTTTCAGCACCGCCAGCGTAGGCTTGGATCTGCGCCACGTAGGTCTGAGCGAGAGCTTCTTGACCATTGATGAACGACTTGACGAAGCCACGACTGTAGCCAACCTTTTCGAGCGCCTTTAAGGACGCCTCGGAGAGCTTGTTGTCGGTCTCGTATTCTTCTTCGATCTGGTCAGCGATGTCCTGAGACAGGCCAGCCTTGATCGCTTGGGCTCGCATTTGTTGGAAGCCATCAGCGTACTCATCGACAGCCTCAGAGGCTTCAACGAGGTCAGCATCAGGTTCGCCAAGCGGGGTGAACTCACCGGACTCAGCACCTTCTTCGGCACCTTCCTCGTTCTCCTCGGTCAGCTCATCGGAGCCTTCTTCCTCGGTGTTCAGTTCGATCTCGTTCTCGTTGCCGTCAGTAGGCTCATTGAGGACGATGGAGTCATCACCATCACGAACGTCAGTTGGCAAGGCCATCATGTTCTGCTCGTGTTCAGTGATGTTGTTGCTCGACATGACAGCGTTGTTCACGCCAAATTCTGCATAAACGTCCATTGGGTCTCCTTGAATTAGTGGGGCTACAGGCACGGGCAACTATCCGTGCTTTCCCAGATGTACCTGCTCGGCAATGCTGTAGCCATAGTGAGGGTTTTAAATTGGAGCGACTTCTACGCCAGCGGTGTCCATTGCGGACTCCATTGCATCTGGACTTGCAGTAGCCTGAGCGGCCATCCCTTGACCAATGCCAGCAGCAGCGTTGAGGCCACCTTGCTTGAGCATCTCTTGGGATTGCAGTTGAGCCTTCTCGGCTTCAGTGAGTAGCAGACCAGAGGTATCGAGGCCGATGGCGTTAGCCAGTCGAAGCTTGATGTTGCTCATGTTCAGGTCAGTGTCACCATTCAGTTGCGCCACTTGGGTCATGGCACCGAGGAATTGGTTCAGCTTGTCGAGGTCTTGCCCACGACCCAGCGCTTCCACACCAGTACTCACAGTCGGCTCAACGGCCTCCTTCGGCATGTCAGGGATCTGACTGGTAGCCTGAAGTTGGTTGAGCAGGATGCGGACGATGGGGAGCTGGAGTTCCTGAGAGAGGATCGAGTAGACACCACCAAGGGTGTCCTCAAGGTCGCTCGCCACGTAGCGGATCTCCTCGGCAGTCACACGTTCACCCTGGCGCTGTACGGCAGAGTTCAACATGAAGACATACGAGAGGCGCCCTTCGATGGCGTCAGAGACTTGCTTCGCCACAGTGAAGTCAGCGGTCTTCTCCAGTTGCAGGAACGAGATGTCATCCTTGCGGCCAGCCACGAAGTCACCAGTCTGGGCCTTCACCAATCGACGAACCTGAGTGATCCCGTTAGGGTTCACCAAGCCGATGATCTTAGAGGACACCATGGCGAACTTGATCATGGCCTCATGGAGCGACTCAAGGGAGTTCAGGTCGCCCAGATACTCCTCGACATGGGAGCGCCCGTAGTGTTCACCATCACGCTTGGTCCACCGAACGGCGATCCAAGGGCAGGCGTCCAGCGGGTACTGACCATCAGAGCCTTCGATCTCCACGTCATCCACTTCCTGATACGACAGGAACTCACCGGACTCATCATCCAGATAGATGTGGGTGTAGACCTCGATCTCTTGCTCGGGCTTGCGTTCCTGCCCCTCGTTGCCGAGAGAGTTCCGAACGTCCTCAGGGAGTGCCGCAAAGGCGACCTTATCCAAGGTGACGATCTGCAAGACGTTCCCGAAGGCGTCTCGCTGGACCACATGGTTGTGCAGGGTGTAGAGCTTCATCGGGTTGTATGCCGATGAGGTTGCATCAGGTGGCGGCAGGTACAGCAGTCCAGAGCCTGCAAGGGCCAACTGTCTGATCAGCTCAAAGAGCGTCACACGATAGGAGTTGGCTTCCATGTAGGACATCAGGATGCGTTCGACCATGCCCAGCCCTTGTTCCACGACAGCCAGTTGCGACGGGTCAGAGACCAGTTGCTTGGCCTGCCACTCGGACACCTTGAGCTTCATCCACGTTTGTAACGGGAACAGAGCGAGCATCACTTTGGCAGACAGGTTGTTCAGGCCACGAGCGCCCACGGCTTGCCACGGAGTGGTGTAGTCGGTAGAGGCGTTGTCGGAGTCTTTGGGGAACAGGGATGGGATGGTGACCTTTGCGCAGTTTTCTGCTCGGGTCTCGTAAGGAACGCGGTCATTCTTCAGCCGTTCATAGACGGCCTTAGCACCTTCCCCGGCGAGCCCTTGGCGAGTTGAATCAGCCACGGGTCACCTCCTTGGTTAGATGTTAATGCCAGTACCAGCAGAACGGGCTACGGACAGACCACGCTTACCCTTCGCACGGGCAGCCTTCTTGGCCGCTTCGGTGTCAGCATCATCGGAACCATCGGTGCTTTCTTTAGGAGCCTCAACGGTGGCCGCAGCGTTCGCTACAGGAGCAGGCGCAGCTACAGGAGCTTGGACTGGTGCAGCCTCAGCGACTGCCTTCGGTTCATCGGAACCATTCTTGCCCAGCACGTTAGCCGGGTCAGCGATCTTGGTGACCGACTTAGTGACCTTCTTGACCAGCTTCTTGATTTTCTTGCCCATGAGAATTCTCCTTCAGTTGTTTGTAATTGATCTCGTAGCGACCCACGTCTAAGCGCTTGGTGTACGCCACGGTCTTGTAGCCTGCATGTGAGGCCAGCCTAATGATTGCCCGAAGGATCATTCGACCCACTGGCCCACGGTGGTCTGGATGGACCCAGTGCCATTGCGTTCCGAGGCACTCACCTACATGGTCATCCTCATCATTGACGACCACAGCGAAGCCCACGAGGCTACCCTTAGGGTCTCTCACGGTGATCTCAATGCGGTCGTCAAGTTCTTCGGTTGATCGGCAGATGCGCTCGTAGCATTCGACTCTGGAACCTCCCCAAGTCAACTCAGTGAGTTCCTCAAGGATGTCGCCCAGTACCTCACGGAAACAGGCAGGTTGGCCTTCAGTCCGAACGTGGGCCTGTAAGATCACTTGGTGACCTTCTTCATGGCACGCTTGATGGATGCAGCAGGCTTGGCCTTCTTGAGGGTGCCGGTTCCGGTATCAGCAGCGACAGCATCAGACGACCCATCTCCTTTATCAGAGTCGGATCGTTTGACTTTCAGACCGTCGATGCCTTCTTCCTTCTCCTTGCCTTCCTCATCCGGGGTAGCCCCAAACTCGACACCTTTAGGTTCCTCAATGAGAACCGGCTCAGGTGCCTTCACAGCGTCAGGGTTGGTCTTGGGGACCTTCTGCTTGGATTTGAAACACATGAGGTTTATTCCTCCATAGTGGGATGATTCGTTTCCTGCATCAGCTCCACGATCTCGGTGGCCGCGTTACAGCCATCCACGAAGCCCATGATGTAGCCCTCGGAGTACCCCGCTTTACGGAGTTCATCGAGGGCACCAGTAGCGATCAGATAGGAGGCGTTGAGACGGGCGTTGAGATAGTCGGCAGGTGCCGTAGCGATGTCAGGGATGTCATCAGGGTTGTTGATGTGATGTTGGATCTGTTTAAGCAAAGTTCCTCCTTGGGCTCTATCGGTAAAATCCAATAGAACCCCTTAGGGTAGCCATAGTGAGGGTATTTAAATCGGGGACCAGAGGATCGGCTTCTTGGTGTCGAAGTCGAAGTCGGAGGCACGGCAGATGCGAGCCACTTGAGCTTGAACAATGAGGTCCTCCTCAGTCATCCCTTGCTTGGCAGCGAGTGAGACCATGCAGTCCCACACCGACAGGCCATCGTCAGGGTCCAGAGTCTTCGAGGTCCAGTACTTGACTTCCTCACCCTTGCGGGCACCGGACTTCATTACCTTCGTGGCCTCAAAGAAGAACTCAGGGTTCTGTAGCCACTCCCATAGACCACCACCGAACGCTTCACCGACACCGGGCACACCACCATAACCATCGGTAGTGTCGCCCTTCAGTGCCTGGTAGAAGTGGTGACGATCAGCAGTGGCCTCATCGTTCTTCACAAGCTCCATCTCGGTCAGCCAGAAGAAGTATCCCGGCACCGTGTTGAAGTCCTTGTCGCAGCTCACGGAGATGATCCGGTCGCAGCCAACGAACTCAGGCTTGGTCATAAAGATCCCGCAGAGGTCATCACCTTCCATGCCATCCCACTTGAAGCTCAGGGCACCGAAGTGTTCCATCACCTCATCGCAGAACTTGCGGTAACCAACTGGCTTGCGCTTACCTTTACGGTTCGCCTTGTAGGTCTCAAGGACCTCCTTACGCCAGTTGTTGTCACCGCTCAGGATGCAGATGTCCACGAACTCATACTTATCAGGAGTGAGCTTGAACTTGCGTTTCAGTTGACCTGCAATGTCTGCCTTGATGGTCTTGATGGTGCCGAACAGAATGTCACGGGCTTTCTTGTGATCGCAGTACAGCGTCCACACGTCCTCGCCCCAGTCCTGCTCCTCCTCAGCGGCACTCATGGCCGAGAAGATGAGGTAGTCCATGTCGTGGGCAAGGCCGATTTTCAGTTTACTCAAGAGAAGACCTCCTTAAGACGTTGGATCAGTGTTGGCTTCTGGACGAACCGGGAGCAGTTGGGACCAGAGCGGGTGTGGTGGGTAAATGGGTGCGTCACATGGACCTCACCATTCTCGTAGTCGGTGAAGCTGGTCTCGATCTTTGGGTCCATGCAGCGCCCGTAGAGAGCGCCCGACTTGAAGTGACGACAGTCAGTGCAGATGTTCAAACAGCACCTCCATGTTCAGTGAGGAATAGTTGGCCAGCGGTGGTCAGGGTCCAGAGACCCATGTTCTTACCAGCAGTTGAGAGGCACGAGATGTGGCCACGACTGGAAGCTTCGTTGACCAGCCCGATACGCGAACGCACGAAGTCGCTCTGGTACGAACGGGCTTGCTTCTTGATCTCCCAGAGGACCTTCAAGTACTCGTTCACTTCAGCACCGCAGGGATCTTGACGGGCTCACGAAGGCCGGTCTGCTTGAGTTCGCAGCCGATGTTCGCAGCACGGTTAGGATGGAAGCAGGTATCTTGGGTGCAGCGGTCGCAGCTCTTAGGCAGCATTGGGGAGTCGAAGGACACCTTGATGTCGCCCACAGTGCAGGTCGCTTCACTACCGGGCAGCTCACGAGCGATGCCCTCACGGACGATCTCACGGATGCCCTTGCGGTAGATGATCTCCAGCAGCTCCTCATCGGGGCGGTCACTGATCAGCAGCATGTAGCTGGCCAGCGTCTCACCTTTCATCTTGGCGACCTTCTCAGCGGGTAACTCACGGGCCTTAATGCGGTCAGCTTGGAACTCGACGATGGTCTCGGTTTTCACAACGATGGACATCGGGAAGTTCACGGTCAGTTTCAGGGTCTTGCTCATAAGGATCTCCTTAGTGACACTCACGCCATGTGGGTCCGATCTTGTAGTCGGTGTCCAATGGGCAGCGGAAGTTGAATGATTCGCCAACATTGCGGATTGCTTGTTGACAGATTGCAGCGATCACCTCAGCGATCTCAGGGGTACGGCAGGCGATCTGAAGTTCGTCGTGGACCCATGCCATAAAGCAGAAGTCACCGGGATTCCCTTCATCGTCATACCAGCCATGGAACAGGCCCTGCTCTTGGCAGAGACGCTCCACTTCGACGACCCACTTCTTGCACACCAAGGCACCAGCGGACTGGAGCAGCGAGTTGAGCGCAGAGTGTGGGGAGCGGACATGGATCTTTCGGCCATCGAGACCTTTGATCCAACGGCGCTTCCACTTGATGTCGAACTTGCGAGTGGCTTGGTTCCACTTCTGCTCGGAGATGAGTTGTTCTTCGAGGGCACCGCGCAGGCCACTAATGGCCGGGGTGTTTTCCATGAAGTCCTTCTTGAGTTGCTTCCCTTCCTTCTTACCACCACCAACGAAGGAACCGACCAGACCATCACCAGCGCCATAAAGGAACGCATAGATGAACGTCTTGGCCACATCGCGGTAGGCGTCATGTTCGTGGTTCGACTTGTCCCGTACCAGACCAGCAGGCGTGATGCCAGCGGCCAGTCCGTTGACCCAGTGGATGTCCCCGTTGAGTACGGTGTCCACATAGGAACCGCCATCGAAGGGAACCCCGAAGTGGCCCAGACAGCGCAGCTCAAGGCCGCTCGCATCGGAGCCCAACTGGACAGCCTTCTCCCAGCCCTTCTTGAGTTTCCTCGCAAAGACTGCCCCAAAGAGCGCACGGCACGCAGGTCCGTACTTCTTCTTGGCGCTGGGCACTTGGCCCATGTTGGGATGGCTATGAGTCGCACGCCCTGTAACAGCCCCATTGGGGTTCACAGAGCCATGGATGCAGCCATCGTCACGGACATACCGCAGCCACGCCTTGTCGCCCTCAGAGAGCATCCCAATGATCTTGGTGACCTCCATGAACTCTCTCACGAGGTTGATGCAGGCTTGCTTCTTAGGGTCGGCCACCTTGACGAACTCAAGGACCTCATCGTCCATCTTGGCAGCGCCAGTGTTGGTCAGTTCGGTAGGGACCCAGCCTGCATCTCGCAGGACCTTCTCAAGGTGTGGACGAGAGCCGGGGTTGAACGTGATGAACTCGATGGGGGTGTATGGAGCGCCCTCAAAATATTCACGAGTGTCCTTCTTGCCGCTCTTGAGGAACACACCACCGACCTTCGGGTAGTTGACCTTCGGCATGGGTCTGCCATCAGACCAGAAGTGAACCTCTTTGCCAGTCCGAGGATTGACCAAAGGAGTCTTGCCGCCTTTAGGTTGCCACCAAGACCCGAAGGTCTGGATGAGTTCCACGAGGAGGTCACTACGCCTGCCCGCCAGTTCGCAGTACAGCTTCTCGGCACCTTCAGTATCGAAGGGGAAGCCGTTGCGTTCCATCTGAGAGAGCGTCCATGCAGCGGCGTGTTCCAAGCGAACGGCCTCAATGGCCTCGCCTTGATCGTTGAAGTAGTGCAGGTCCGAGAGGAGCTTGCGGAACAACATAGAGGTGACACGAACGTCCTGCTCGCAGTAGTCCTCCATGGCTTGTGAGCATTCCAGCCACTCCATGCCCGGTGTGTACTCGATCCCGCCATCAGCGCAGAGCTTGATGAAGTCGGTCTTGTACTCGCCCTTCATCTCGCCCAGACGATAGCCCCACGACTCCAGAGAGTGAGAGCCAAACATCTTGCCGGGAAGGATGCCAGAGCGGAGCAGGCCAGCGTCACGATCACCTACGTTGGAGTAGACCAGACGGGTCATCACCAGAGTGTCCATCACGCGCTTCCTTGGGATGTTCAAACGCTTACCGAAGTAGAGGCGCTTGAGCTTGTCCAGAACCGGGATGTCATACTTGATGAAGTTGTGCCCGACGATCATGCCATCAGGCTTCGCAGCTTCGGCCTCAAGGGCCTTTAG